TGCAATACAACGTAGAGTAGTGGGACCCCTTTTTGCAAAAAGGGGGGATAGGGTCAAAGTTTATTTGGATTTTTGGATTTGGTTCGGGACCCCTGGCCCGGGGTGTGTGGGCGACACTTGAGTCGCGCCCACACATTCAGAGAGTTAATCTAGTAAGACCATGTAAGCTTTGGCATTGTGTTTCATAAACCAATCTAAACCTTTACGCATTTCTGCCCAGTATTTAGAAGAGCCTGTGCCATTGATTTTGTCTTCCATAGTTGCGAGTAATTCATTCTTAAATATTTGGTCGTGAATGAATGCCTCTTCTTTTGTTAGCATAATAGATTCGCCATTGAATCTATTCTTTCTTTCTTCTGTTCTTTCTGTGTTAGTCATATCCTGGATCATATGGGATAAGTCAAGCATTGTCAACAGCCTTTATTTCTGTGTTTGTATAAGTAAAACCATAACTAGTTGTATGAGTTGTTTTTTTTGGGTCCTCGATCGGAGTTTCCAAAGCTTCGGTCCTTGGGTGTAGTCTAATGAACTCCTCCCAATGTTCATGCATAAAATCATTCCAACAACCATTGCTACAAAAATGGGACCAGACATTATTTTTGTTCCAATTATTTTCTGCAATCTTTTTGGTCCTTAAAACTTTAGAACCTTTGACACCTCGCACTCTGTCAAGTGTTTTATGTTCATGACACTTTGGACCATGACACCAATTATAATCACTCATGTCTACCTCGATTTTCTTCAATGCTTGGTAAGGTTGACCAAAAAATAATTAGTCCACTAAACGAAATTAATACTCCTAAAACTTGATGATCGCCAGAATGTATAAAAGTTATAACTCCTAACATCATCAAAGCCATGCCAAGTATTCCTTTAATAATTAATAACATTACGTACATTAATGCCTCACTTTCCAACTGCCACTTGCAGTCCTGTATCCATGTGCGTCTAGATCATAATAAACATAATATGCAGTTCCATTTTTAGCAACTCCATATCTAGACTTGTCATCATGTTTGCCCTGTCTTG